TCTTGGGGCGAATTGCAGCGAATCATGTTCCGCTCGCACCTCCGGGATGGCGACGTGGGCGCGATTATGATGCGCCGGGCAGGCGTGCCGTTCATTCAGCCGGTTGGCGGCGATTGGATTGACAGCAAAAAGACGGCGGGATTAGACACGCCAAACAAGGTACATGGCGTCATTCTTGACGAATTCGGCAAGCCGATAGCGTTCACCGTCCGCAACATGAACTCGTCTTCATATGACGAAACGGAAGTGCCGGCGCGAAACTTCATATTCATGCCACGTCTGAAGGAACTTGACAACGTACGGGGAGAGCCGGTCTTTGCAACGGCTTTCCCCTACTTCGACCAGATTGACGGCTACGTTGAGGCCGTCATTCTCGCCGCCCGCATGGCCGCGTGTTTCGGCGCTGTGGTAAAGTCGCCCGCAGGCGTCTCTGGATTCGCCGGTTTGGGGCAGACCCAAAACAGCCAGAACCGGCAACAGCGAATCGCCCAGCTTGAGCCGGGCATGATTCAGTATTTGAACGCGGGCGAGGAAATTCAGCAGGTTACGCCGCAACAGCCGACGCAGAATTTTCCGGACTTCGTGGCGGCATTACTCCGCTTCGCCGGGCTGAACCTGGGACTGCCGCTCGAATTAGTGATGCTGGACTTCTCCCGCACCAACTACAGCAGCGCCCGCGCGAGCCTCCTGCAAGCATACCGGAGTTTCCGGACGTTGCAGCAGCGGTTCATTGATCAATTCCTGAGCCGTGTTTATCCGTGGTGGCTTTCGGTGATGGTCAAGAATGGTGACATCATTGTGCCGGACGACATCGCCGACTCCTATTGGGACCACAAATGGATGGCTCCCGGCTGGGCTTGGGTCGATCCGACGAAGGAAATCCAGGCCGCCGCCATGGCCCTCGATATGGGCATCACGTCGCTTTCACAGATTGCGGGCGAGCAGGGCAATGATCTGGCTTCCATCTTCGAGGCCCGACAGCATGAAATTGACACGATGGAAGAAAAGGGAATACCAATTTGCCATTCGGCGATGACCCGCGACCCGCTGGCCCTGCCAGCAATCAAGCCTGACCTCGGCAAGCCGGAAGAACCGGACGAGGAAATCGACGAACGCAACGCTCCGGCCCTTGCAGAGGATGACGAATGAAACGAATGAACAAAAGCCCGACCGGATGCAAACCGGCCCAACTATTCGGCGTGTGGGCGATTACGGAAGGCCCGCTCTGTGAGATGGTCAAAACCGTCAAGGGATTGGACCTCGCCAGGCTGGCCCTTGAAAACAAGGCCCGCGCCGGGATGGACCCAACAGGCCCGATGCCGAGCCAGCGCCCGGACGTTGGATCGAATGACGAATACTACGATACCGACGATCAAGGCGTGGCCCATATTGACGTTTCCGGCCCGCTTACGAAGTACCAAACCTCATTCGATGCCCTATTCGGCGGAACGTCTTATGCCATGCTGCGGCGTGCGTTGAGCCTCGCCAATGCGGACCCCGATATTTCCGCCATCATGCTTTGCATCGACTCCCCCGGCGGGACCGTTTCAGGCTGTGCCGACTTCGCTCAGGAAGTCGCCGCGTCCCCCAAGCCGGTACACGCCTACATCGAAGACATGGGATGTTCGGCGGCGTATTGGATTGCATCTCAATGCCAGTCCATCACCGCGAACTCCACGGCGACGGTTGGCAGCATCGGCGTGGCGATGATCGTCCAGGATACCAGCGGCCAATACGCCAAAGACGGCGTTAAGGTCTACCGTGTCGCCACCGGGCCATTCAAGGCGGCGGGCGCTGACGGTACGCCGGTAAGTGATGAAATGCTCGCGGAATTCCAGCGGGAGTGCGAGGCCGTCAATAAGTGCTTCACCGGCGAAGTGATGGCCGGGCGTGGCATGACGGCGGCGCAAGTTTCCAAAATCTCCGATGGGCGAGTGTTCATCGGCCAAGAAGCGAAAACTTTAGGTTTGGTGGATAGCATCGCGTCGTTCGCGGATGCCCATGCCGCCATCATACAGGAGACCCAGATTATGAATCTGGAAGAGTTCAATTCGTACGCGGCGGCACATCCCGATCACCTCGCGATTGCCGCCAAAACCATCGTTGCCACGGCTGAACAAACCGGTGCCGCGACGGCGACCACAAACGAGCGGAACCGCGTGGCCGCTCTCGCCATCGCCTACAAGGACCGCCCGGCGTTCGCTCTGGATATGGCCGTCAAGGGCCACGACCTTCCGACCGCGAAGGCGGAACTGGCGGACGTAGTTCTGAAGGAAAACACCGACCTCAAGGCCAAGCTGACCAAGGCCGAGGCGGGCGGGACCGACCATCCCGGCGTCAGGGGTGTCGGTGGCCGCGCCGGTGCCGATCCCAAGGCGGAATTCAAGGCCGCTGTCGATGCGAAGATGGCCGCGAAGCCGGGCATTACCCGCGACAAGGCTGTGTCTTTGGTCAACCGCGAAAACCCGGAACTGCGCGAGGCTGTTGTGGCCGCCGCCAACGCCTAAACCGTCCCCTACATTCTGACTCGTTACGGGCCGCTAAATAGCGGCCCTTTTCTTTGACTTTTTCAAAAGGAATTCATCATGGCACAGTTCAATGATACTGGTACAAAAGCCTTCCCTGTTTCCGGCGCGATTGGCCGGTATGTCCGCGTCAAGCTTTCCAGCGGTTCGCTCGCCGTCGCGGCGGTTGGCGACCGCGGCATCGGCGTGATTCGCGACCCGGCATTCGCTGCCGGCGAAGTCCACACCGTCCTGCTGTACACGAAGCCCGGTACGCTTCCGTTTGTTGCATCCAAGAGCATCGCGGCCAATGTGGCAATCTATAGCACGGCAAGCGGGCAGGTGACGGATACCAGCGCTGCGACCTGCTTCCTGCTCGGCACCAATCTGCTGACCGCCGCCGCCAATGCCGGCGACATCATCGAAGCCCTTCCGCTGTCCATCTCCAACGGGGCCAACACCTAATCGCAACCGGGCCGCGCGTTGCGTCCCGTTTCCTGAACACAACAACCAAACGCAAAGGAGCCAGCAATGGCCCTAAATCCCACAGCAGCACTTTCAACCCAGCGCCCGGACTTGGCGGAATCGTTCGCCCAGTTTGACCAGGCTCTCGCCGCCTACGGATACATCGGGGCGGAACTGTTTCCCCCGGTCGATGTCGCCCAGCAGGCCGGAAACTTCGGGGTAATCCCGATCCAGACCATGATCGCCACCATTGACACCACCCGCGCCCCTGGTGCGGGCTACAATCGCGGACAGGGCGACCTCACCCCGAAAACCTACTCCTGTTTGGAGAATGGTGCCGAGGATGTGATTGATGACCGCGAAGCCAATATGTACCGCAACTACTTTGATGGGGAACAAATGGCGGCTATCCGCGCCCGCGACCGCGTTCTCCGCAACTACGAGATTCGCATCGCCGCGAAGTTTGTCACTGGAAATTTCGGCAGCGGATTTAATTCCGCCGTCGCCGTTTCGTGGAAAACCATCGCCAGCAGCACCCCGGCGGTTGACATTGTAACGGCGAAGAAAGCCATCTACGCCAACTCCGGCCTCGTGGCGAACGCGGTTGCGATGAGTTGGAAGAAATGGCTTGACCTTCAGCAGTCCGACGACCTCATCAACCGCATCAAGTATGCCGGGCTGCTCGACCCGCAAACCAAAACCATCACCACGGCGGCGGCCGCGGCGTACTTCGATGTTGACCAAGTGCTCATCGCCGGTGCGCCGAAAATCACCTCCAATGAAGGTGCCACCGTCGCCCTCGGCTCGATCTGGACCGACGACACAGTGTTTGTCGGTCGCATCGGCCGCACGAACGACTTCAAGGAAGCGTGCATTGGCCGCACGTTCAATTGGACGGAGGACGGTGGCAGCATGGCCGGTGCCGTCGAATCGTACCGCGATGAAAATGTCCGTTCCAACGTCGTCCGCGTCCGCATGGATACCGACGAAAACCTCATTTACAAATCCGCCGGTTATCTATTGACCGGAGCGGATGCCTAATCTTCCGCCTTCTCTTTCCGGGAGCGGCGGGCCGACAGGCTCGCCCTCCCTTTTTTGGTGACGATCATGGCCGGATTGCTTGCGAGCGTTTTGCTTCAGGACGCGGCGACGTTTTGCGACCCTGATGGGTTTGCGGAAACGATCACATTCACGCCGCGCGGCGGGCAACCGCTTACCATCCAGGCGGTGATTTTCCGCAGCGTTCCGCAGGCAATCCACGGCATTGCCGACTATGAGAACGTCACATTTATTGACGTTATCAATTCGGCCACGCTTGGGATTCTTGGAAACGCCATCAACATCGGGGCTGATACGGTGACGTTCTCCGGGCGAATTGACGACGGGGCCAGAGACTACATCATCCGCCAAATTGTGTCGCAGGATCATGGCATGTTACGTTTGCTGGTGAGCTAAAATGACAACGCCGAATGTATGGATTTCTCAGGCTTCCGCCGACGCCAGCGTGGGGGCCAACTGGTCGCTTACGACCGCCCCTACCGTCAACAACGCGGTCGTCGTCATCAATTCGCTGGCTCTGGCGAATATGTCCACCAATACGGATTTCAGCAGCTACAGCGGGCAGACGTGGTATCTAATGCAATCGGCATTGTCGTCGCTTCAACTGGGAAACGAGAATCTGGCGACGGGGGCGGTTGCGGAGCTGAAGCTGGGGGCCGGTTCAACGGTCTACAATTACGTCGTGGACAACTCCAATGGGCAAGGGGTTGGATTGGCCATCATCAATCTCGGCACCGGCTCAACGGTTATCAGCTATGGCAGCAGCCAGACCCCATTTAATCCCGCATATCCGGCGGTGGAGTTTCGCAACGGCGGGACCGGCGGGGCAACGTTCAACATCTACGGCGGTACCATCGGTATTGCAGTGCGGCCAGGAACATCCGCCAATATCGCCAAGTTGCAAACGATCAATGGGCCTGGCGTTGGAAATCCAACCGCCAGCGTCGGCAGTGGAGCGACGTCCTCAGCCTTTCGGATGCCGCGATGGGGAATGTTACGGTTGAGGGGAGCGGAAAATACGACAATAACGGCGCGGCAACGCACACGACCATTAACGTAGCAGGCCCGCAAGCAACGTGTATTTACCGCGGAACAGGGGCAATAACTCTCGTTACCATCCAAGGCAATTTCGACGGCACGCAGGACACGCGGGCTAAAACGATAACGAACGCAACGGCTTATCGCGGCTCGACGCTGAACCTCAACAACGGCGTACCGGGGGCATGGACGGTATCCAACCCGATACAGACGCCAGATGGAATCGGCCCCGACGGCGCAACGATCATCCTTCCGCCGACGATGAAGGTGACGATTGCGATTGGGCCATGAGCGAACTTCTGAGCGTTGGAATAAGTGACGCGACGATTGCCCGATTGAAGGCGGAACTTGACCCGTCACAATTCAAGCAGGCGTGCCGTTCAGCCGTTCACCGGACGATGATAACTGGCAAGGCTTTAATGGCTCGCGAAGTTCAGAAAAAATTAAACGTGCGAATCGGCGATATTAAGCCGGTTATCAAGTCGAGGGAGAACGCTGAAGATCTGAACGGCACGCTGACGGTGACGCAAAAACGCATCCCCCTTATCGACTTTATCGGCACGGCACCGACGCGCGGCGGGGTGCGAATCAAGTTGTACGAGGACCAGCCGTCGATGGTCCTAAAGCATGCGTTTGTGGCGGTTCTTCCAGGTTCGGGCCTCCAGATTGATGAGCGGGAGAAATACACCGGCAAGGGCAAGAAAACGAAATCGGGATACGTTTCGCGCACGCCTGTTGAAACCCTCAAGGGAATCAGCGTCCTTACCACCATCGGCGCGGAGATGGCAACGGCAACGGGCCAACGCATCACGCGCGGCCTCACCGAAACGCTCGAAAAGAATCTGCTTTCACAATTGGATCGGTTCACTAAATGAGCAGCCCCACATTTGCCAACGCGGTACTCTCGCAGGACGGCCTGAGTGTACAGGTCACGTTCAACCAAGTCGGGGCGAATGCGGCCATGCTGCCCGCCAGCGGCGTGACAGGCTTGACGATTCTGAATGGTTCAACCCCAGTGACGATTTCGTCGTCCGCCCGCGTCTCCAATTTCGCCTACAAATTCGCCCTGTCCGGCGCTCAGGCGGCGGGGAGCGTTTTGACGCTCGCCTGCACGCCTGGGAACTTGACCGATTCCGCATCCAACGCCGTCGCGTCGTTTTCCGGGCAGGCCGCACAGTACAGCATCCCGGAACTCATCGCCCAAAACGTACTTTACGCCTTGGGGCAAATCACCACGGCCAACGGCTACACCGTTACGGCCTCGCCGTCGCGTCCTTTGACCGCCAAGGAACCGGCAAGCAAAACGGATTTGGTTATCGACATCATGGAGCCGACGACGCGGGAGATTCCCGTGCTAGGCATGAAGTCCAAATGGGAGAAGACATTCAAGCTCGTTTGTTACCGCGTTGTCGCATCGACCGACGCACTCGGAATCTCCGCACGAGCAAACGAGATTATCGCGGCGGTTCGCAAGGGCCTCGCAGTTGACCGACAACGCGGGTTTTTCCCCGGCACGCAAAACCCGCTTGCATATGACACCGTTTTCCCCGACGCCGACGCTGGCACGGCGGTAGGGACCGGGCAGGAAGCAGTTGAGTATTCGATCACCGTGCCATTCCAGACGACGCTGGACGACCTCTACAACCAATAGGAGCCTCACATGACGACCCCGATTATCAGCCGCAAACGCCTCATGCTGGCGGTTCAGGAATCCGCACTCGGCACAGCCGTTACGCTTCTGGCCGCTCATGGTGTGACGAATTGTTTTGACGCGAAGATCGAAATTGATTCCGCGTTAATCGAACGCGAAGCCCAAATGTCTGCTGGGCGGCTCTATGGCGTTGCCGGGGCCACCAAAGGCAAGGCCACATGGTGGAATGAAATATATGGTAAAGGCAGCAGCGGCGTCCCGTATTGGGTCACGTCTTCCCTCCTGCAATGTGGTTGTGCCAACAGCAGCGGCGTGATTTCCCCGTCTCTGGACATTGGAACCGGGGCCACGGTTGGCACCTATCAGGGGAGCGGAAGCGGGGCCAGGTTGAAGCAGCTTTGCGGCGCGATGGGTAACGCCGTTATGGACTTTGAAATCGGCAAGCCCGGCAAGATCACATGGGCCTTTGACGGCCTCTATATCCCAGCCACCTCCGGCTCGCCGGTGACGCCTACCTATGACACCGTGACCCCGCCCACCTGCGTCAGCATGACGATCACCGTTGGCAGCACGGCCTACGTTTTGGGGAAAGTGAAATTCGACCTGGGCAACAAGGTGATGATGCGGCCAAGTTTGGGCGGGGCTTACGGCTACCAATCCGCATGGATCACCGACCGCAAGCCGATGCTGACCATCGACCCGGAAGCCGTCGCATTGTCCGCAACGGACTGGTATGGCATCTATCAGGCCGGGACGCCGCTGGCGGTATCCATGCAACTCGGCTCGGCCGTGAATAACACGATGACGCTGGCGATTGCCAAGGCCCAATTGATGAAGCCTCCGACCGATGGGGACCGCGACGGCAATCTAATTGACAATCTTGAATTCCTCTGCTGCCAGAACGCTTCGACGGCGGATTCGGAATGGACCCTCACGTTCGCATAAGGATTTTTTCATGCCCTACTGTTTCAAGCCCGGCGAAACGCTGGATGTGCCGCTGCCGATTGACGATGTGCTACCGGACGCTGAACGCATCCGCTGGACCATCGGCGTTATGAGCATGGCTCAGACGACGGCATACAACGCCGCCGTTGGGACCGCCGACGATGACAAGCTCATCGCCATCATCCTCGACGCCGTGAAGGGCTGGAACCGCCCGGAACCACTCACACGCGAAAGCCTGCTGGCGCTCGACCTAACTCCGGAACAGGTATTTTCGCTCGCGAGGGGAATCCCTCTCGCCCAGTTCATCGGGGAACGCGAAAAAAAAGCATCACGCTTGCGCTCTCCATCCGTCACGGCAAACTCTGCCGGGGCTGCAAGCGGAAGTGTGACGACGCCCCAACCGTGACCGAACCGATGATGCTCCGCTGTGTCCTTTGCGGGGGCGAGGATTCGGACGGGTGCGAGGGTTGCGGCGGCGCCGGAACGGTCACAATCACGCAATGCCCGCGGGAGGCAATCACGCCCGACACCTACGACTTTATCCGCCTTGCGGACTGGGCCGACGAAAAGATTCTGCCATGCGGCGGCGGGGTGCTGGACCAATCGGCGGGATTCATGGACGCCCTTAGATACTTCCGAAACGTGCAAAACGAATTGAAGGCCGACGATGGCAAAACAGCTTGATATCAATGTGGGCCTACCAGGAGAGAAGGAGGCGGAAAGCGGCCTTGATCGGCTGCTGAAAAAAATCAAGGCTATTAAGGCCGAGGAGCGCTCATCGGGAGAGGGTGCTGCTGGGCGGGCTTTGGGCCTTGGGAACAGTGGCATCACCGGGCTAGGGCTGAGCGCCGTCGGTCTGGGGGCATTTGGATTCATCGCCGATGTGGCAGCCAAGGCGGGGGAAAAGACAACGGAATTCCTGTTGAAATTGAAAGAGGGCAAGCAGCCCGCGAGCGAACTGGCGGCAGAATTCGCCAAAAGCCTTCCGATCATCGGCGAGTTGGGGCAATCTTTTGAGAACGTCGTCGAACTTTTCACCGGGGCAAAGGCCGGGCTTGCGGCTCTTGACGCCAAGGCCGACGCCATCGCCAAAGCCCGCGCGACCATCACAAAGGACAAGGGGGAGGCAGAATCTGAACAATCGAGGATCCAACGCAAATACCGCGAAGCCAAGGGGGTGAATGAGGGGGAGAGGTACGACGAAGAGGCGAGCGATGACCTGAAGGCGATTCGGAAAGCCTATGGTGCCGAAGCTGAAGCGATTCAGTCCGCTTACGATTCCAAACTCATCCGAGAGGACGAGTTCAACCGCAAGATGCAAAACGTTAAGGACAACGAGGCCCAGGACGAACTGACCATCGAAATGACGCGGCTGAAAAAGCACGATGACCTTGATGCCAAGGCCAGAAAAACTTGGTTTGAAAAGCAGGAAGAGGACAAGAAAAAGCGGGATGAAATCGCCAAGGAAGCCGACAAGGCTGAGGCGGAAGCGGCGAAGAAAAACGCCTCCGAACTTGAATCTGTCAACTCGGAACTATTCCAACGGCAAGGGGAAATGGCCCGCCAAGCCTACGACGTTTCGCAAGCGACAGCCCGCACACAACAGAGCCGATTCCTGACCGGGCAAGGGACGCGGGATATTCCGGCGCAGCAGTTGGCGGTCCAAACCAAAACCCATCAGACTCTGGCGGAACTATTGAAGACCCAGGCCGCACTCGTCAAGCGGCTGGCGAACCAAAAACCCAACGTGTACGGCCTTCCCGGAGGATCAAACTAAATGGGCATCGTCTGTACCGAAAATTGGGAAGGCTACAGCTTTCAACGCGGGACCGCATCGCATCGCAATTTCATCGTCACCGGAACGACTGACCGCACCGCCGCGATTAACGCCACGGGCCTGACCGTCAACACGCCGCACCCGTCCGATCCGCGCCTCAAAATACGGAACGACGGTTTTACATGCGTTGACCATGGCGGGCCGTCAACTTGGCTTGTCGGCGTCGATTACGGATTTCCCGAAACTGGGGCATACGAACCGTCAACAAACCCGCTCGCCTACGAGCCGGTGTTTAAGTTCGACATCGGGCTTTCGTCCGAACCGTCCGATACGGATGCCAACGGGAATCCGCTCGTAAATGCGTGCGGCGATGCGTTCAGCCCACCGCCGCAGGAAGAATTTAAGAGCCTGTTTTTCACGCTTTCTCAGTATGAGCCGAACTACCGGATGGACCTGGCTCTGCAATATACCGACGCGGTGAACTCCAATGCATTCCAGCTTTTTGGCTATCCCGGCAAGATCAAGGCGGGTCAGGCCCGCGTCGATTCGATTCTGCCGGCAACGGACGTGAAGCAGTCTGCGCAATACATCAAGGTACTTTACCGGGTCGAGATTCGTTCCCCGCTCGTGAATTCCAAGGATGGGCAGTACTATTCCCCGTTCAGTACCCGCCTCCGCAACGCCGGGCGCACCGGCTTCTATGCGTCCGCTGGCGTTGTAACGCGGGGGCTGTTTTGTGATACGTCCGGCAACCCATTCCCCGCCGATACTGACCTTACCGAAACCGGATTGCCATTCGACAAAAACGTCCGCGTGTTCGGGGCGGACCAGGCCGTGCATCTTCCCGTCGCGGCCCCGGCACCCTACAATCTCAAAATCGACCCGACACAGAAAACCGGTCCGGCAGCGGTTAGATTCAATGCCGGGAACGGCTTGCCGGTGATTTGGCTTTATTACATGGGCCACAACATACTTGACTTCAAGGGCATCGGAATCTTCTAATGGCGGATTCATTCGGGACAATCACGCGGAACCTTTACGACAAAATCCTGCGCATCGTTCGCAAGGTAGACGTGGGCATTCGCGCCGGGTGGGGCATCAAAATCACCAATCAGGCGGATTCGCTTCTCATCGCCGCCGATCAAGATGCGATTCTTGCGTCCATCAAAAAGAACATCGCCACCGCGCCGCCGCCAGTGATGCGCGTCAAAGTTTCATCCGCCCTCGCCGGCAGCGGCATCTACAGCGGTCGCGTGCTGGGCAACTATGGCACAGATATCACCGGGGCGGCGGACCTGACCCAGGCCATGCTTGGGGCCGATCCGGGGGCGGAGAATGCCATCATCCTGAATATGCAGGAATTGGGTCACGCTTCATCGCATGACCTCACCGATGGAACCTGCGACATTCTGAATTTCAACGGGACGCTGGTTCGCATCAATTCAAATGGCAAATTTGTCATCGCTATAAATGGCCTGTATATCGGGTGCTGATATGGCGAGAGGCGTCAAGCGTTGTGCGGGCAATCGGGGGGTAACGCGGTGCGGAGGGAATCGTGGCGTCACGCGGTGCGGTTCCCCCATCATCATCGTCCCCCCCTGCTACGCCGCCGATGGCACGACGAAGTGCTACACCGATTCCTATTGCTGGATTCCCACAGGCCAGCGCCCAACGGCAATAACGACGACGATTACCGATTGGGCAAGCGTGCCTGCTATTCTTCTGGGGCTGGGGGCATGGGATGGCACGCTCCAGTACTTTGCCACTTCACCATACCCGATTGATTCTTCATGGTCCTACTATAACCTTGGGGGTCCGGGATGGTATTGGGTTAGTGACGCCTTCGCAGTCACCACCGGGGACGGGAGGGACGGGACCAATGGCAATGAAACAATGAATGGCGTCACCATCAATTACTATCGCATCTTCATTTTCGTTGCCTGCGGATTCGGGTCGCAAAGCACAACGTCAAGGCCGCCGCACTTTTGGGTTTTGGGATCGCCAACCACCAACGGAACATTTTACGGCACGCTATCGACGGGGGGTCTACAACAGAACTTCATTATGGATTTAGATGGAGGATTCAACAATCCAACGAATGTCACTATGCAGGGGAATTATTGGAGAACAAGTGCGTTCATCGTTAATTCCGTGTGGGTACTTGACGGCAGCCTCTACGGAACTCCTGCGGGCTGCGAATCCGCGCCGGCTGGAACCGGACAATACACCGTGACCCTATTCCCCGGCCCGTGAGGTGCCCCATGCAATGCGACCACCGCAAAAACGACCTGTGCCGCCTCTTGGAAGTGGTTCTGCCCGCCCCCTGGACCCATGAGGCACCCATCCCTCCGCACGTCTGCTGGGCCTGCCCGTCAAACACCCGGCCAGAAGGCCAGAGACGGCCGGCCAAGCTCCCGCTGCCAGCGGACACCCTTTCACGCTGCCCACGTTGCCAGTCGCCAATGGAGGGCGGTTGCCGCCGCGCCTGCCCCCGGTGCCACTTCGAGGAAGGTTGTGGCCGTGGTGTGGCGGGGTGATCATCCTGGGCGGGTGCCGACGATCTGTGACATGGTGAGGATTCTGAATATCTAGTTTAGTTTAATTGAACATAATCGTCCTTATGGGACGTTGAGCGGGCGTGACAAATTTTCCGGGCGAATGCTAAAATGATGTTTTGGAGGGCTTTGTGTTCAAACCGGGCCTTGGAAAGACCCAAAGGAGACAGCCATGGACGGCGTGAAGGTATCGGCTCAAGCTTATTTGGAAAAGATGCGTGCCAAGACGGAGGCCATGTTGCGTGGGGTGATGGAGGCGGTCAATGCGGCGCCGGACGGGGCGTGGATCAACGCCAGCGAGATGCCGGTGCTGGAGCTGTTTGAGGATTTTGAAAAGGCGGCCTACGAAACGGCCCTGCAGATGAAGACGGATGCGACGGAGGGGGCTTTTTCCCCCGGTGGCCCCAGTCAGCGGCCGGCGTCTGGCCAACAAGGGGCGTGAGCCGCGCAGCACGTTGACGAGGCATGGGCGGGTGGAGATCACACGTCGGCGGTGGCATCTTTCTGCCGGGGGCAGTTGCACGCCGCTGGATGCCTTGGTGGATGCGGTGGAGGCGACCATCAGCGTGGGGACGCGGGAGTTGTGCTGCCGGCTCAACGCCGACGCGC